GGCCCTGGCAGTCAGTTCCTCAGTGTTGAAAGCTAGTGGTTATTCCTTTGTGGTCATGTTTCCCCGCCAAAGTGGCAAAAACGAACTGCAGGCCCAGTTAGAAGCCTATTTCTTAATGCGTTTCATCCACATTGGCGGGGAACTGGTCAAAATTTCACCCACCTGGAAGCCGCAGAGCCAGAACGCCATGCGCAGGTTGCAGCGGGTGCTCAGCCGGCACCCCTTGTTGCAGGAAGCCTGGCAGAAAGATTCGGGCTACCGTTTCAGTGTGGGGCGGGCAAGCATCACGTTTCTCTCCGGTTCCCCGGAAGCCAATATCGTCGGTGCCACTGCCTCAACCCTCTTACAGGTGGATGAAGCTCAGGATGTGTCGCTGGAGAAGTATGACAAGGAGATTGCCCCGATGGCAGCCAGTACCAATGCCACCCGTGTTTTTTGGGGAACCGCCTGGACCGAAGACACCCTGCTGGCAAGAGAATTGCGCCTGGCACAGAAAATTGAAACCAGAGACGGCATCCAGCGCGCATTTGTTTTGAGCGCGGATGATGTTGCCCGTGAGGTGCCCGCCTACGGTTTGTTCGTGCAAAAACAAGTTGCCATGTTGGGGCGCGATCACCCGCTGGTGCGCACGCAGTTCTTTTCTGAAATTCTGGAGAATGGCGGCAGGCTCTTCCATGATGGCCGTCTGGCTATCTTAAAAGGCGGGCATGGGTTGCAAACCAGCCCGCAAAGCGGGTCAATCTATGCCTTTTGCCTGGATGTAGCCGGGGAGGATCAGGGTTTGAGCGCAGCCGGTGTGCTGAGCAACCCGCAGCGGGATTTCAGTGCGCTGACGATCTTCGCTATCCATAGTCAGCCAACTGCCTGGGGGATGCACCAGAATCATTACCGGGTGGTTCAGCGCCGAGCCTGGCAGGGTATCTCGCAGAGCAGTTTGTTCGAGCAATTGCTGGCACTGGCGAAACTCTGGAATCCCAGGCAGGTAGTGGTGGATGCCAATGGCGTGGGGGCCGGGATTGCCTCATTTTTACAAAGAGCATTGCCGGGGCGAGTCATCCCCTTTCAATTTACAGCAGCCAGTAAAAGCCGCCTGGGTTGGGATTTTCTGGGTCTGATCGACAGTGGCCGCATTAAAGATTACCGGGAAGATACCGACGAACAACGCCAATTCCTGGCGCAGGCGCGCGCTTGTAAATCCAGCACCTCGATTGGTCCGGAACGCCTGTTACGCTGGCAGGTTCCGGCCGGGACGCGTGATGAGCAGGGGCAAGCCGTGCACGATGACTGGTTGATCTCGATGGCTTTGTGCGCGGTGCTGGAAACACAACCCTTACAGCCCGGGCAGCAGACCACTATTATTGCGGCCGCGGACCCATTAAAGGATATGGACTTTTCCAATCATGGCAGGAAAGGCAAACGCTTTTAGATTTTTTATGCAGCAAACAAGGAGTGATATGAAGATCAACATACTTAACCAAATTCGACAATTATTTACCCCACAGCGCCGGCAATCCTTGCAGACCCTGCCAGATTGGCCTTTCAGCCTGGCACCGTTCGAGTCACGTGACCGGCTGCCGTATGATCAGCAGACCATCCTGCAGCAGGCACTGGAAGCCTGGCGCAGCAATCCGCTGGCGCGCCGGATTGTGGGGCTGACCAGTCAGTATGTGGTGGGAGGCGGTATCCGCATAAGCTGCGATCACGCAGAGACGGAACAATTTTTAAATCTCTGGTGGCGGCATGAATTGAACCAGTGTGCACTGCGCATCTATGAATGGTGTGATGAACTGACGCGGGCCGGTGAGCTGTTTTTTCTGCTTTCCAGTGATGCCGCCGGGATGACCTATGTGCGGGCGGTACCGGCGGCCCAGATCACTGCCATTGAGACGGCAGAGCATGATTTGCAACAGGAGTTCAGCTATTTGCAGCAACTGGAGGGGTTCAACCATGAGAGCCGCACCTGGCTGGCTTATGACAGCCGCAACGATTCACCCGAGCAACCGGTGATGGTGCACTTTGCCATCAACCGTCCCCCCGGGGCGGTGCGCGGGGAAAGCGACCTGGCACCGCTGTTGGTGTGGTTGAACCGCTATGCAGTCTGGCTGGAGGACCGAGCGCGCCTGAACCGTTATCGCAACGCTTTTTACTTTGTGGTCAAATCACGCTTTTTAAGTGAAGCCGAACGGGCGGCCCGGCAGTCGGTCTTGAATTCAGTGCCACCCACCCCGGGCTCGATTCTGGTCACGGATGAATCGGAACAATGGGAGGTGATCCACCCAAGGCTGGAGAGTCACGAAGCCAGCGCGGATGGATTGAGCATCAAAAAGATGATTGCGGCTGGCGCTGGTTTGCCCCTGCACTTTCTGGCAGAACCGGAATCCTCCACTCGCAGCACGGCTGAGGCTGCCGGCGGCCCAACTTTCCGGCATTTTGAACAGCGCCAGTTGTTCTTCAGCGAGATGCTGCGCCAACTAGCTGTGATGGCTGTACGCCGCAGAGCCATGTTTGACCGCAGCATTGATCCCAAAGCCAGTATTCAGGTACAGGCGGCTGATTTGAGTGCCCGCGATAACGCTGCCCTGGCGATTGCCACCCAGGCTGCCAGCAACACCTTCTTTGATCTCTTCGACCGCGGGTTGATTGATCGCGAAGAACTGTTGCGCATGGTTTACCGCTTTGCTGGGGAGGTGCAGGCGCAGGATACAAACCCAGTGGACGTGGGCGACCCGGCTCGCCAGGTGGTCGGCAAACCTGGGGTGGGGAAGACAGGCAGCAACAAAGTAATTAACCCCGAAAACGCAGAGCCACGCGGGATTGCCAGTTTGTAGGACCAGGAAGGAGGTAACAGGAAAGAATTCAGTTTTTTGCATATTCAATATTCGAAAGGAGCAGATATGACAGAAGAAGTTCAACAATTTCGAACCCATTTAAAACTGCAGGACTGGACGCCAGCTGCAGACGCAACAGAACAGCACCGAAATCGAAATACTATGTTCGAAGTCACCGCCATCACCACCGGGGTGGGCAATGGCTGGCACTTCACCCAGGAAGCCTTGCAGGCGTCACTGGCATTGTGGGAGGGGGTGGAGGTCTTTATTGATCACCAGCAACCCCTCACCCAACGCAGCCTGCGTGATTTGGCCGGGGTGGGGTTTGCCGCACGCTACGACGAAAGTTGCCAGGGGGTGGTATTAAAACTAAAGCCATCCGGCCCGAGTGCCCAGATGCTGGCGGATATTGGCGCGGAATGGCTGGCAAGCCAACCCCCGCGCACGCACCTGGGATTCAGTGCTGATGTCGTCTTTAGTGCCGCCGGCAAGGTCGTTCAACAAATTATCAAAGTAATCAGTCTGGATCTCGTTTATCGCCCGGCCAGAGGCGGGGTTTTTAACCGGATCTTAAAACCACAAACACAACCAATGGAGGATGTTATGCAAAACGAAAATGTGCAATTAAGTGAAACACCAACCAACGAACCCACCAACCCAGAGTCTCAGCTTTCGGTGGAGTTTCAACAAATCAAGCAGGACCTGCTGCAAATGAAATTAAAGGAAAGCAACCTGCCGGAACCCGCGCAAGTGGTGCTGCGCAAACAATTTGAGCAGCGCCCGTACCAGATGGCAGCACTGGATCAGGCCATTCAGGAACAACGTGAATTGGTGGCAGCCTTACAGGGCGGCAAGGGCATTCGTGGTGCTGGGCGCATTGAAGAGATGCGATCAGAGCGAGATCAGTTGCAGGCAGCCGCTGATGATTTGCTGGGTGCTCCGCGAGAAACGAATATGCAGAATGCCAGGGTAGCCCGCCTGAACGGCATCCGTGAGTTGTACCTGCACATGACCGGCGACGTTGACTTCCACGGTCGTATGTCTGCCGAACGGGTGCAATTGGCAGATAGCGACAGCCTCTCAAACGTGCTCAAGAACAGCTTCAACAAGATCATGCTGCAGCAATGGGAGCAGTTAGGCAAGGCCGGTTATCGCTGGTGGGAGAAGGTCGTGAGGGTGGAGCACATGAGTTCCTTGCAACCGGTGAGTGGCATTCTGTTGGGTGAGGTGAGCGCGCTGGGGGTCATCTCAGAAGGCGGCAATTATGGGGAGCTGGAAATCAGTGACAGCGGAGAAAGCCAGTCTTTCCGCAAGTACGGTGGGCTTTTGCCGATCACCCTGGAGATGATCGACAAGGATGAGACCCATAAACTGCGCCAGCTACCGCAAAAAATGGCAGCCAGTGCTATTCGCAATATCTCCAGCCTGGTGGCAGGTCTGTTCAGCAGCAGCAATGGCACCGGTCCGATCATGGCAGATGGGGCACATGTTTTTGATGCCACGGTGCACAAAAACCTGGGAACCACGGCTTTGAGTGCCGCCAGTTTTGAAACAGCCAGCCAGGCAATTTACCAGCAGAGCATGATCTCGAACGATACCGCCAAGCCGATGTTGGCAGTGGATGCGCGTTATCTGCTGGTTCCTCGGGCGCTGCGCCTGACCGCGCGCCAGATCCTGTACCCCACCTTCGAGCGCGAGAGCAACATCTTCTCAGAGAATATGCTGCGTGGTGAACTGGGGGATGTGATCAGTGTGCCGGATTGGACGGATGCCAAAGATTGGGCAGCCATCGCCGACCCGTACCTGGTGCCAGGCATCATCATTGCCGAACGGTTCGGATTGATACCCGAAATCTTTGTGGCCGAACAGGAGCAGGGATTCGACATGTTGCACAACGACACGATCAATTTGAAGGTGCGGCATTTCCTTTCGGTGTTCGTGGCGGATTACCGGCCGTTGTATAAGGCGAATGTGGCGTAGGAGTTGACAGTCGATAGTCAACAGTTGACAGGGAAAAGGCGGTAGGGGTAAAGCATTTGATGCTTTTCAAATGCTTTACCCAACAATAACAACAAAAGGAGAAAATCATGGAGAAATGGAAAATGTTATTAGGATCGCGGAAGTTTTGGGCGGCAGTGGTGGGATTGGCATTCCTGGTGATCAGGCATTTTGATCCGGCTTTTGAGGTGCCCGAGAACGAAACAATTGCGGTCGTGTCGGTGTTGGCGGCCTATATTTTGGGCGTAGCCGTCGAGGATGGTTTGAGGAATGGGTAGGGGCAATGGCTTGTCCTTGCCCGGTGCCTTTGACCAATGGCTTGTCCTTGCCCGGTGCCTTTGACCAATGGCTTGTCCTTGCCCGGTGCCTTTGA